CTACAACATTGCTTACACTGGTGGACCGAGTGGCGCTTACACTTACCATGCTCTTGATGGTTTGTATCCGCACAAATTGGCGAAGGGAATTGTGAGATTTGACAATCCAACCGTTGAGGCCTCCCAGACGTATAAGTCCCATGCCCACTTGATACCAAAAGCATTAGATCGCATGTTCACTTTTATGGGTGTTAAGAAGTACTTCAAGACCAAGAAGTATACCCCGTTTTATCCTGTGAAGTTGAGCCTCCCACCTGAATCGTCGTCTGGCCCTAGACCTGGAAGGCGTCGAGTTATGGAACCTACTCCTGATAAGCCATTCTTTCGTGTGTATTGCTTTCAGGGGCGTAAGCTTGAACTTGCTACTTACGCAAAATTGGAACTTGCACAAATGATTGCCGACGCATTGGCAGGTAAAGAACGGCCAATGAAAGATGATGCTTGGACATTTGCGGCCAAAGCCGAAGTATTTAATCGGTTTGGTAAACTTGGAATGCTAGCGAATTCGGAAGCGTTTGAGAAGTTCCGAATATTTAACATTGGTTTCATGACGGGGTTGTGTCTTGAGCAGCATCTTTTTAAGCTTCGATCCCGTATTGAGAGGGGTAGAATGATAAAGATTGGCTTGCGTTGGTGGCATGGCGGTGCGTTACGTTACTACCTGCAGTTTAAAGCTGACAACCCTTCCATGCGTTACTTTGATGGTGATTTTAAAAACTATGACATGAAAGTCCACCGTACTTTGATGGAGCTGTATTGTGTCATGGGTGGTGTGTATTTTGATTTTACTATGCACACACCCGAGTCTCAGGCGTATCGAATTTTGTTGAGTGTGGTTATGAAGTGGCTTACTCAACGCTTGACTCATGTTTTTGGCGATATCTGGAAAATGATAATCGGATGTATGCCTTCAGGCGCATGGGACACTTCTCACGGTGATTCTTGGATTGCAGGCTTTCTCTTTTGGTGGTACTTTGAAGTTGTTTATGAGGCTAATCCCTCTCGAAGGCGTCAAATGGATGCACTGTTTGCCTCAGGGCACGTGGAATTTGCGTGTTATGGAGACGATCATAATGGTGGCGTTCATTACCTACTTCATGATATCATCAATGAGAATGGTTATGCTCAGTTTGTACTCTCATGTGTTGGTATGGAAATAAAAGATATCCGTAACAACATTCCATTCTTATCTGAACCTGATTGGGCTGGGGGAATGTCGAC